TGGGTAAAAACGCAGAAATGCATGACGTGTGGCAATCAGGCAGATGATCCGCATCACATCATTGGTCATGGACTGGGAGGGATGGGAACAAAGGCTGATGATTTGTTTGTTATTCCGCTGTGTCGTAAATGCCATAACGAACTACACGCCGGGGTAAAAGATTTTGAAGAAAAACACGGTAGTCAGTTGTTGTTGCTGATTCGTTTTTTAATGCACGCGAGAAATTCGGGTGTTCTGAAGTGGAAAGCATAAATGACTGAACGCATAGAATTTGTTTTGCCTTACCCGCCAACGGTGAACACTTACTGGCGACGTCGTGGCAGCACATATTTTGTATCAAAAGTCGGTGAGCGTTATCGCCGTGATGTGGCGCTTATTGTTCGCCAGCAGCAACTGAAATTAAACCTGTCCGGAAGGCCGGCAATAGAAATTATTGCAGAGCCACCGGATAAGCGCCGTCGTGACCTGGACAATATCCTGAAGGCACCACTGGATGTACTGACGCATGCGGGGCTGCTCATAGACGACGAGCAGTTTGATGAAATTAATATTGTGCGCGGTCAGCTTGTTCCTGGTGGGCGGTTGGGGATAAAAATCACAGAACTGGAGTACGCATGAATAACCAGTATTTACAGTTTGTTCGTGAGCAACTCATGATTGCCACCGCCGATTTGAGTGGATCAACAAAAGGGCAGCTTGAGGCCTGGCAGGAGAATGCCATGTTTGATACAGGGCGTTACAGGCGTAAAAAAATCCGGTACCGCGATGAAGTGACTGGAAAAATGATAACGCGGGATAATCCACCAATCCCGGGAAAGCAATCGCTGGCGAAGGGGGTGTCAATTCCTCTCGTCAGTCCGGTTGAGTTTTCGACATCATCGTGGCGGCGGGCTGTTCTGTCTCTTGAAGAACATCATAAAGCCTGGTTGTTGTGGTGTTACAGCGGGAGTATTTGTTGGGAATATCAGATCGCGATAACGCAGTGGGTGTGGAATGAATTTAAAACCCGGTACGGCACCAGAAAAATTGCAGGGAAAACGCAGGAGCGCGTGAAGAAGTTGATCTGGCTGGCGGCACAGGATGTCAGAGGATGGATTACCGGGTGTGAGGTCTACCAGAGACAGGAGCTTGCCAGACTGTGTGGAGTTAAGCCTGATAACTGGAGCCATAATTATGCGAACTACTGGCGTGAGATGTGCGATATTTTTAAGAGTCTCGATAGAGAATCTGTGATTTGCACCGTGAAAATAAGAGCGCAACAAAAAGCGACTTTTTCACGACGAGATATTGCAAAAGTCAATTAAATAGCGTACGTTTCGTATAAATCTGATATTTTGCCGATTTTGTACGCGATGGCAAAGTAAGAAAAAAAACTGCCGTCAGGCGGTTTTTTTTTATGCCCAAAATCGCGTCAGTACAGTAAACACGCTGGTGGTTGCGAATACGGGTCTTTCAGCTTGCCGGCTTTTTCGACAAGAGTTATTGGTATGTCACGTTAACCGGAAAAAGGAAAAAGACATGCTAAAACAGCAGGATATGACAGAAGCCGCCAGAGTGGTGTTTAATGAATTAAGCGTTACCGACCCGGCGACAGTCGGGGAGATTGCGCAGAATACTTACCTTTCACGCGAACGCTGCCAGTTAATACTGACCCAGCTGGTTATGGCGGGTCTGGCAGACTATCAGTTCGGTTGTTACAGACGCCTTCAGTCCTGAAGGCTTTTTTATTTGTGGTAAATGGGCGGCTGGTGGGTGTTAGGGGCACCCACCAGCCATCTGCTCATGCGTTGGGTTCACAAGCAAACCTCAGGCCCACTGCTTTGCGCAAAAGCAGAATGAGCCTATCAGAGACAGGCTTAATGATCCATGCTTAATACTGTAAAAATATCCAGTTGTGAGTTAATCAACGCCGACTGCCTGGAATTTATCCGGTCGTTACCCGAAAATTCTGTTGACCTGATAGTCACGGACCCGCCGTACTTTAAAGTGAAGCCTGAGGGCTGGGATAACCAGTGGAAGGGCGACGATGATTACCTGAAGTGGCTGGACCAGTGTCTGGCGCAGTTCTGGCGGGTGCTGAAACCTGTCGGAAGTCTTTACCTGTTCTGTGGTCATCGCCTGGCATCTGATATCGAAATCATGATGCGTGAACGCTTCAGTGTGCTGAACCATATTATCTGGGCGAAGCCGTCCGGACGCTGGAACGGATGCAACAAGGAAAGCCTGCGGGCGTATTTCCCCGCCACAGAGCGCATTCTGTTCGCGGAACATTATCAGGGGCCGTATCGTCCGAAAGATGCCGGGTATGCGGCGAAGGGCAGTGCACTGAAACAGCATGTGATGGCCCCGCTGATTTCTTACTTTCGTGATGCGCGCGCTGCCCTGGGGATAACGGCAAAACAGATTGCAGATGCCACAGGAAAGAAAAACATGGTGTCGCACTGGTTCAGTGCCAGTCAGTGGCAGCTACCGAACGAAAGCGATTATCTGAAATTACAGTCGCTGTTTGCCCGGGTGGCAGAAGAGAAACATCAGCGCGGTGAACTGGAAAAGCCCCACCACCAGCTGGTGGATACGTATACGTCACTGAACCGGCAGTATGTGGAGCTGCAGAGTGAATATAAGCATCTGCGGCGGTATTTTGGTGTGACGGCGCAGGTGCCGTACACGGATGTGTGGACACATAAACCGGTGCAGTTCTATCCCGGGAAACATCCGTGCGAAAAACCGGCAGAAATGCTGCAGCAGATAATCAGCGCAAGCAGTCGTCCGGGTGACCTGGTTGCAGATTTTTTTATGGGCTCAGGTTCAACGGTAAAAGCGGCACTGGCGCTTGGGCGTCGTGCGATTGGCGTTGAACTGGAGACCGGACGTTTTGAGCAGACAGTCAGGGAAGTTCAGGATTTAATCGTTTGAAACGGATGAGATTGCAGAATTAATTACGCACCATTATTATTCTGCTCCCGGCCCTTTAGCTCAGTGGTGAGAGCGAGCGACTCATAATCGCCAGGTCGCTGGTTCAAATCCAGCAAGGGCCACCATCACATACCGCCATTAGCTCATCAGGAAAGAGCGCCAGCTTTCGAAGCTGGTTGCGCGGAGTTCGGGTCCCCGAAGGCGGTCCATTATCTGTATCCTGCGTTGTTAGCTCAGCCGGACAGAGCAATTGCCTTCTAAGCAATCGGTCACTGGTTCGAATCCAGTACAACGCGCCACACTTATTTTCCCTGGCTCGCTTTTGCGGGCTTTTTTTAAATGTCTCACAATTCAGGCGGTTGACTGTTGTCTGGTTTGCGGGGAGTTTGTTAAAAGAAACTGGCATGGTGAATCCCCCTGTGCGGAGGGGCAATCAGCGAGTAGGTATATGGGATAATCGCGGATTCAGGTGCTGGTACTGAATTCACCGGGAGGCACCCGGCACCATGCAATGGCACATAGCGCCACTCTCCAGCCCCTCTCCGGAGGGGCTTTTCTGTGCCGGATACATCACAGTTTCTGGAACCTTAGGTACTACAGTATCAGTCAGGGTGCTATATTTTCAGATGTGATGAAAGCCTGTCAGCAGGCAGGGCGTATCGGAAATGACCCAGTAGAGAAAACGTTGACTCAGATACCGGTGCTGAGTTACCGGGAAACCGGCATCACATGACCGCTATCCTTCCAGGCCCATCCGCTCCGGTGGGCCTTTTTACTGCAGAAAACAGGTTCCCCGTTAAATGCTATGTTGCTCACAATTCAGTAAGTTGACAGTTGCCTGTCAGACTGGGCATTTGTTAAAAAAATTTCGCATGGTGAATCCCCCTGAGCGGAGGGGCGACTGGTGACGGTATAATCTCTGATTATCAAAACGAGAATGACGCGGGTTTAGTGGCACCGGGCTGAACTCACCGGGAGGCACCCGGCACCATGTGCATGATGATACAGATACGCGGCTTTAGCCCCTCTCCGGAGGGGCTTTCTTATGGACAAAAAAAGCCCGCGCTGGGAGACGCGGGCGGCAAGGAATAAACAATAAAACGTGAAGTAATATTTCAGCTGGCGAATAATACCCCATAGTAATCACTCTGCGCAACTGCGCGGTCTTTTTCGAATTGCGGGCTGTAGTCTCCCTTCTGCCATTGTCCTGTAACTTCCGGACTTCAGCCTGCTCCTTATCTGACTCACAACATTATCCCGCCCGGGAGGATTCATGGCATTTAAACACTATGACGTGGTCAGGGCGGCATCGCCGTCAGACCTTGCGAAACGACTGACACAAAAACTGAAGGAGGGCTGGCAGCCGTTTGGTAGTCCGGTGGCCATAACCCCTTATACCCTGATGCAGGCGATTGCAGCAGAAGGTGATGTGGTCGTCAGTGGTGCAACTGAGCCGGAGTGGTACTACGTCATCGTACTGGCCGGGCAATCCAATGCCATGGCTTACGGTGAAGGGCTTCCGCTTCCGGATTCATACGATGCGCCCCATCCGCGCATTAAGCAACTGGCCCGTCGTAACACAGTGACTCCCGGTGGTGAAGTATGCGTATTTAACGACATCATTCCTGCTGACCATTGTCTGCATGATGTTCAGGATATGAGTACGATTAACCATCCCCGGGCTGACCTGAGCAAAGGGCAGTACGGCTGTGTCGGACAGGGCTTACATATTGCCAAAAAACTGCTTCCGTATATCCCTAATAATGCGGGGATCCTGCTGGTACCATGCTGTCGTGGTGGTTCGGCATTCACCCAGGGCACGGAGGGGACATTCAGCGAGTCCACGGGAGCCAGTCAGGATTCGGCTCGCTGGGGAGTGGGTAAGCCGTTATATCAGGATCTGCTTTTCCGCACGAAGGCAGCATTGCAGAAAAACCCGAAAAACGTTTTGCTGGCGATATGCTGGATGCAGGGGGAATTCGATATGACGAATGCCAGTTACGCCCAGCAGCCAGCAGCATTTCTTGCAATGGTACAGCAGTTCCGTGCTGACCTTGCCGGGCTGGCGGCGCAGTGTCACGGTGGAAGTCCGGCATCAGTCCCCTGGATTTGTGGCGACACGACATACGCGTGGAAACAAGAACACGGTACGCAATATGAAGTGGTATATGGTGCATATAAAGGTAAAGAATCCCAGCAGATTTATTTTGTTCCCTTTATGACCGATGGTAGCGGAGTTAATACACCGACAAACAACCCGTCAGAAGATCCTGATATTGCCGGGTCTGGTTATTACGGTTCGGCATCCCGAACGAACAAAAACTGGGTATCATCAAATCGCCCGACGCATTTCAGCTCATGGGCGCGTCGTGGCATTATTCCCGATCGTATGGCAACGGCTATTCTGAACGTAGCCGGTCGCACCTTAGCCTTCATTAGTGGTAAGGCACCGGAAATCAAAGCCTCGCCCGGCGGCGACACGCCATCGGGGCCGTCTGAAGATGCATCCATACGCACAATCTCCCTGTTGCCGACAGCCGGAGACGCTGCTGCGCAGGGCTGGAGCATTAAGAATGGCGGAATTCAGTTGTCAGATGGTGTATTTAAGATCACCAAGCAGAGCAATAAAGCCTGGTCCCTGACGCGCCCGGTGGATGACGCAGTCTCCCTGCTGACACGGGGTGGCAGACTGAGCTGTAAGTTTCGACTGTCAGGCGCACTGACCAACAACCAGTTCGGTCTGGGAATTTATCTGTATACCGATGTAGCGTTACCTGACGTCGTGGCGATGACCGGGACTGGTAACCCGTTCCTGATGTCGTTCTTCACCCAGACCACAGACGGCAAACTGAATCTGATGCATCACAAGAAAGCAGGAAACACAAAGTTGGGCGAGTTCGGGAATTACAGTAACGACTGGCAGACGCTGGAGCTGGTGTTCACCGCCGGCAGTGCCACGGTTACTCCGAAACTGAATGGAGTGGCTGGCCCGGCATTCCAGGTCATAAAAGACAGTCTGACACTGGGGCTGAATGCGCTGACGCTGACGGATATTACCAAAAATGCAGCGTATGGCGTTGAGATAGAAAGTCTGGTGCTGGAGATAAATGCACCGGCATCATCATAAAAAGTGAGCCAG